AACGCACGCTCTCGGAAGTCCGTCGCGGTTCCGTAGTGGTAGGAGTTCTCGGAGTGGACTCCGTCGCGTCCGGAGGTGATCGTGGGGGCCTTTCCGAAGGACTTACGCCAATAGAGATTGACGACGTCGAGAGCGAGAAGGACTCCCGGGTGAGGGAAGATGAAGACTACGTTGTTCTTCGTTCGAGTCATGAGGCGTCTCCGGGGTCTTCGTCGATGATATAGGTTTCTAGAGCGACGTCGGGGTCGTTGTTGAAGCCGGAGTCGTTGCTGATGTAAATCTCTCCGAGGACGTTCACAGCTTTTCCGTCCTCATAACCCGCGTCGTAAAAGTTAGAAGCCGAGAGAGCCTCGTGGTAGAGGTGTGCGATTCGATCCACCACCGTCTCCTCCGCGTCCTCCAGGCGTCCCCCCACGAACTCCCGAAGGTCTTCGGGGATGAACTCCGCGAGGACGTGACGGACCTCGCGTGAGAAGATGTCTACAACGACGTGCACGAGTTCGTGGATGAGGAAGAGTTCCTTTTCGGCGAAGGTAAGGTCGAAAAAGGAGGAATCGAGATAAAGATGCGCGATGTGATAGCGGCGCTTTACGAGAATCGCTGCTTCCCCCGGGTCGTCTCCGGCACCCTTCATGTGGACGCAAATCGTCCGGAGGTCCGAGGCGACTTCCAAGAAGGGGGTGAGGAGGCTTTCGACTTCCGGCCGGAGGGCGTGGGGGAAGGCGTCCATGAACTGGATATCAGGCGTCATTCTCGGAGTCTCTCGGAAGGATGCGGAGGTCTTGGAAGACCTTTACGTCTCCTAAGATGTCGATTCGGGCGGGGAGCGTCAAGTCTAGGACTCTGACGCCCCCGGAATCGGTGAAGTTTATCGTGATGGAATTCCGCTCTGGATTGTATCGGATGATGCGGAGGAAGGTATCGGACATTTTGTCTCCCCTAAGCAGCTTTAGTGTGTCCCGGATTAGATTTGTATCTGGGACACACCTCTAAAAACCCGGTGTCCGTAAGGGTTTTTTGGGGGTATAGTGTGTCCGCCCTACGGACACGCCACCTTTTTGGCCCCTTTTGGAGGTGTGTCCCGATTCTCTAACATAGGGTGGGACACACCTCATGAGGCGTTTCCGGAGGCTATGTAGAGGTGGTTTTGGGGTGTTCCTAGATTGAGGATTGCACCTTTTTTCACAAGTCCATCTCTCGCCCGCCTCAACTCGTCGTCTCTCGCCACGACTCCGTCCTTAAGGTCGCGGAAGGAACACCTGGGGTGTGTGAGGACGAAGTCCAAGACGGTGGACTCGACTTCCTCCGAGGTGCGGAGGAGTTGAAACTCGTCTCCTTCGAGCTTTAGGCGTGTCTCGCGGATCGGAATACGTCCCGTTCCTTTGATGATTCGGGGATCCAGGCCTTCCCCGTGCATTTCGAGGATTACGTCTACGTTCGCGCCGATCGCCGTCGAATCCCGATATTTTCCATCGGACTTGCGGGAGTGGTGCAGGATAAGCGTGGCGGCGAATTCGCGTGCGACATCGGTGATTTCCGTCATAACGGTGGTCCAGCGCTGGGAGTCCCCGGGTTCGATCTCCTTCCCCGACGTTCGATTCGCGTAAGCCCCAAGGGTGTCCCAGATGATGAGAGATGGATGCTTCTCCTCTGCGGCCTTCCAAATCGTTTGGATGAGCGAGAGTCCTTCGCGGGAGCCTGAGACGATGAAGATGCGTTCGGGGTCGGCGCCGAAGCGGACGAGACGCGGCGCGAAGTCGTTCGCGTGCTCTTCGAGGGAGATGATGAGGACGTTCGCGGCCTCACATAGACCTCCTAGGAAGGGGGTCCCCGATGAGACAGCGGCCGCCATAGCGGAGGCGAGGGTCGACTTCCCGCCCTTCTCACGGGCGGCGAGAAGCGTTGTGCGTTCATGCCAAACGAAGCGGGGGACGATTGCGCGGGGAGGATCCATGATCGAGGGGTCTTCGAGGATGTCGGCGAGGCAGTCACAAAAAAGGGAGGAACTTGCTTCTGGTTGAGTCATTCGTTAAATTGTCCTCGAAGATACGTGACTAGTCGTTAATTCAAACCTAAAGGATTTCATGAGTCGTCCTAAAATCGCCCTCCACGAAGTCTCATACGAGCGCCTGAGCGAGGCGGAAAAGCGTCGTGCCCACCCCCCGCGAGAGATGTCTTCGGGCTCCTCCAAGGGTCCTATTCATATGTGGCTTTGTGTGGAACCATGGTGCGGGAACACGGAATATACCTACTCAGTCCACGAGGCGCCAGTTTGTGGGGGAGGGCTTCTCTTCTCGTTCCTCACGAACGATGACTTTTCGTCGCGCGTCCATCAACCTTGGGCGAGGAAGGAGTTTTAAATGGGGGGTAAGGGTAAGAAGGAGATAGAAAGCAACAAAGCGGTGTGGCTCGCTAAGATCGAGGCGGGCGAGATTGTTTCGATTCCACCCGAGAAGAAGGAGAACGTTGAAGACCTTCCGAGATGGGTTAAGACCGCTCTCGTTTTGTGGAAGGTAGACGGTAACTCTTATAAAGAGGCTGCGGCGCGCTTCAACAAGGCAGGCGGCACCCTTTCGTCTTACGCGAGGTCCCCGGCTGGTAGGAAGTGGCTCTCCTCCCTTGAGTCCTTCATCGAAGACCCTGTGGCGATGGCGAAGGCTTACCTTAGCGCGAATGCCCTCTCCGTCACGCTAGAGCGCTTCATCTTCCTCCAAGCGGCGATCGACGCCGGAGACTACGCGACGGGGGACAAGATCGCGAAGGACCTCCAAGATCGGATGGGAATCGTCGCCAAGAAGGCAGATGCGGGGGCGGTTTCGGTCAAGATCAACTTTGGGGGTGCGAACTTCGACGCCCCGGTTGTCGAGGCGGAATGGACGACGGAAGGAGACGATGAGGAATGAGTGAGCTTACGATTACCCCCGGAGGGGATGAGTGGAAAAACCTCCGGAAGTTGTGTACCGAGACGCTTCCGGGGAAGAGGTCCGCGCTCTACTTCCTTAATGCGAAGGTGAGGGGCCTCGAAACTGTCGTTCCTATGACTTATCGGGCGCATCTCGCGATGTGTCTCTTTTCGGAGGACGCCACCGGCATCCCCGAGATCGACTCCGCACGCATCAAACTCATTCTCGTCCCACGAGGCGTGGGGAAGTCGAGCATGATAACTAAGGGGCTTCCGATCCTTCGAGTCCTTCGAGATCCTGAGTACGCCACCGGAATTGCTAACGAAACCGCCGAACTCGCTTCGACGTTCCTCCAAGACATTAAGGCGGAATTTGAGTCGAATCAACTCCTTCAAATCCTCTTCCCCGAGGTCATTCCCGACGATTTCCGAGCGACGGTGTGGAAAGCGGATCGGATTATCACGAAGCGGAAGAAGTCTAATCCTACGTCTCCTACGGTACTAGCGACTGGTGTGGGTGGAACCAAGACGGGCGTTCACCAAAACGAGTGGATTGGGGACGACCTTTTGAGTCAAAACGCCGCCGAGGCCGCTTATCGGGGGAACGCGGCCGAGATCGAAGCCACGAACCGCTGGATCACGCGTCTCCAACCGCTCCTTAAGTCGCCTAAGCGCGATCCTATCAAGTTTATTGGGTGCATTGCTGAAGACGAGCCTGTCTTGATGGCTGATGGGACTTGGAAGCCCATCCAAGACATTCAGGTTGGGGATGAGGTTTGGGCGCGCAAGAAGGATGGCTCAGAGGGCTTCAAGGCACGCAAGGTTACTGGCGTGTGGCCTCAAGGAGAAGCGGACATCGTAGAGGTGGACGTTGCGGGGCGGCAACTTAGATGCACCTCAGATCATCCCATCTTGACTCCTAAAGGCTGGCAGAGTGCTTCCGAGGCCCGCGTGGCTTCTGTGTTTGCTTCTATGCCACCTCAAGGCGACCCTCATATTGCCGCGTGGTTGTTGGGGTTTCTTGTAGGGGACGGATGGAATACGAAGGTCGAGAGATTCTACACAAACGCGAAAGGAGAGCAGCGAAGCAACGGAACCACGTACTCGGTGTGCTTCTCGTTAGGGACGGACGCTGCACTTAACGCCACCGCCATAGACACGCTTGAGTATCTCTACGGCGGCACGATGTACGAGACGCCGGGTCGCTACATGAGACTTGACAACACAGAGGCTGGCAAGGACTTAGAGCGTCTAGGACTTTTACCTGGTGTGGGCGCTAAGACAAAGCGTGTGCCTGAGTGGCTCTTCAAAGCCAACACAGAGACGAAGCGCGCGTTCTTGCGAGGGCTTGGAGACGCAGACGGACATTGGAATCACGAGAACCGTTATACCCTGGAAGTCTCTAGCGAGGGTTTGGTACGTGACGTTCATCTGCTTGCTATGTCATGTGGCGTGCGTCCCACACGCATCACGTCTCGTACGCGCTCCCTCAAGGCTCCAAACTCTCCAGCACCTGTGTTGAGTACTACCTGGCATGTCGGACTCAACTTCAAGGACGCAACGCAGGAGACCAGAAACCACAAAGTAAAGAGCGTGAAGCCTGTGGGGCGAGCACCCACGTATGATCTCACCGTAGAAGACGGTACCTGTGCCTTCATAGCCTCCGGCGCGGTTGTGGGAAATACGAGGTGGTGGGAAGGGGATTCGTACGAGTTTGTGGAGGACTTTTGGGGCCACGAGGAGGAGCGGAAGGAGTTCCTTTGGACTCTTAAGCTTCCGGCTCAGAAGTTGGAGTGGGAAGGGGGAATCGTGGATCGTCCCCCCGAGACTCAAACGATTAAACTCTATCGGAGGGGCGAGGTTGCGGTTTTTAAGTTCCCCGCGATCGACGCTAACGGGAGGGCGATCTTCCCCGAGAGATATAACCTCGAAGAACTCCAACAGATGCAAGAGGAGGACCCCGTCTTTTATGCGGGACAATACCTCTTGGAGCCTACGGCGGGCGCCGCCTCGATCCTTGATCCCGCGTGGTTGAATACGTACGAGATTGATGGGAATGCGATCCTCTTCGACAACGCCGCGACGGGACGCAAAGAGTATCTACCCATAAAGGACTTAACGGTTCTCATAAGCGTCGACCCCGCGTTCTCGAAGAAGTCCTCGGCCGCGAGGACGGCGATTCCGGTCGTGGGAACGGACGGCGAACGCCTTTTCCTCCTCGAAGACTTCGCCGA